TATAATACATCAAAGTTGTTAGATAACTCCTGTACAATCTGATCTGCTGTCATATCTTTTTTTATTTAAAGCTTACGGGGAGTGGAAATCCCACTCCCTTTCAGCTGTGGTTATTCTTCTTTTACTTTTGCCTCAAGAGTAAACTTCAACTCCTGATATTTGGGATTGGTAAGGTACTTAGCTGCATTAGACAAAGTACTCTCTTCTCCCATTTCACAAAGAGGTGAACCATCACTCTTCCAGTAATACAGGTTATTTCTCCAACTGATAATGCCCTTCTCAATACCTTTCTTAATCAGTACCTTGGCAGGTAATAGCTTATCAGTAATAATCTTGAGGAATCCCCTTGGGTCTTTCTCAATGTAATTCTTAATCTTAACCTGTAAGAAATCAAGTTTTGTCTGGGGAGCAATAGGCCTCTTTTCAATCAGTTCTACAAGGGTCTTAAGAGTGTCTCTATTGTCCCTGACATTACCAAACTCATAGTAGCACTGCATCTGAGCATCCATCTTGCTGAGATTGCTCTTAGTCTCATCTCCTTCTGACAAAATCTCAAACTCATAGGTAGCCTTGGGTCTATCCTCCAACTCCTGATGACTAGGAGCAATCTTGTCTTTATTGGCAAGCAGTATCTTATATTTAATGTAGTCTGATGGATTACTCAAATCAAGATAGTTGTCTTGCTTGTGCAGTACAACCCTACCTATACCACGCTCATTGCTATCATCCCAGAAGTTGTCATTTCTGCGATAAATACTCAAGGCATTTTCCTCAAGTCCCATAGCATACTCCAGATAATTCTTCTCTTCATTGGTTAGCACATTAACATACATACCAGTAGAGTTCAATCGAGGAACTACAAAACTTCTGGTTGCACTATCTGCCATACCACCATAGAGGATATGATTCTTATTATGAACCATTGCAGTCTCCTTGGGGATGAATCTTACAATGACACGTTCATTTCTTAAACAGTTGATTAATTCTTTCTTTTTCTCTTTGTCAACTGAAGGTTTTGCCTTCTCTGATTCTGGAACAACAGGATTAGGTATGACCTGTCTGGGAGATGTTTCCTCAGGAGTGACATCCAATGTCATTCCCTGTATAGATTCTCCATTATCAGTAAACATATTCTCCATATCCTTTCCAGCTTCTTCTACTCTCTTCTTAGCCATTTTAATCTTCTCCTTATTTATTTGATTTTTCTAAACTCAAAACTTAAAAGAGTTGGAGGAGAGGAACTTAATCCTCTCACTCCACATCTTCTTATTAGCCTACCAACTCAGCAGGAATGTAGCTCATAGTGCGTGTAGGATCAAGTACACATACACCAGTAGTAGTCATCCTGTGAATAGTTGCACTGTCCTCATCATGGCTCATATTACTATTGCCATAAATCTTAGTGAAGGGATTACGCAGACCCCACTGATAACCAGTGATGTCACCAACCTGACCCTTAACACCTACCTTGAAGATATTGGGCTGATCCATTGTACCAATATCAAAGATGTCATAGCGATAAGACATTGCAGGGCCGCCCAGATGATGCTGTACCTTATTGCGTACAGGGTCATCATAGAAGGGGTCTACATCAATCTTAACATAAACACCATTAGGAGCAATGAACTCAGTAACCTGAGGCATAGTCATGCGGAAAGCACCACCATTAGGAGTCATCTTAGAAGTGGTCTTAGACATCATGCCAAGGGCAGCAGCATCATACTCATAAGTGATAGGATTCCAACCAGAACCATCAGTCAAAGCTGCACGGCTAAACTGAATAGCACCCAGCTCACCAGTCTTTACAATGAACTTGCGCTCACCAAAGTCAAGCTTAGTACGAGAAATCTGGTACAGATTATCCATAAAGCGACGCAGGGAGAAGTTATTATAAGAGTCTGTATTGCTTACTTCCATCTGCTCATACAGACCAGCACCCATGCGAATAACTTCACCAGACTTACCAATGTTCAGATACTCACCATTCTTATTGCGGTTAGAACGACCAAAAGCAAGCAGATTGTTCTTGTACTCATTCCACTGCTTCTCAAACTCCCACTGGTCATATAGCATCCACTCATTGAACACAACTTTTTTACCATTGTCATCCACCAAAGGAATACCAAAGGCAAGCTTCTTGTCCATCTTATTACCAGGAACCTTGTGCTTAATACGGATAGAAGAGAACTCATTGCGCATAGAGATAGGAGAAGCAAAGCGAATGTCACCTACCTGACGGGAAAGCTCCTTTTCAACAGGTGCATACTCAACGCTGAATCTCTCACCAGCCAGCAGACGCTCAGCAGGGATACCAGTGGTAATACCACCCATCAACTCTACCTTATAAACTGTGTTGGTTCCTTCATTGCGGCCTTCACCAAGTACTCTGATAGGATATACTTCGTTCAAGTCACCAACAATTACTTCACCATCAGCAAACCAATCCTCTGCAAATACCAGATAGAATACCTCTCCAGCTACACCAACATTGGCAGAAGATGCTGAAATGATATTACCATCACAGTCTCTTGCTTCCACCAAAGGAATGTTACGAGAGGAACTTCCAATAACCTGCCATGTGTACTCATCATCAGTATCAAACTCCTTAGTGGGGAACTGACTCAGGAAAGTATCAAGAGTCTTGCCTCTGTAAAGAGCCAAAAGTTGTACCATCAGGTTAGTAGCCTGCTGTGGATTGTTCTGGAGAATACTTCCAAGGTGGTTGTCTTTAGTCAAACCCTTCCAATGGTTGAAGGTTTGCATCTGAAATTTACCTAATTTACCAGCCATTTTACTAAAAAATTAAACATTAAAAATCGTGTTATCCTGTTATATGAATGGCCTTTAGATGTCGAGCTTAAATCCACGCCCTATATAAGATTCTGGATCATCTTTTACACTTGTGACAAGTCTCATACTACCATCGGAGTTAAGCTTGTTCCCACGAAGCTTTTGCTCTAAATCCCTCAGACCTTTACTTGTTTCTTTCTTGACCTTGCCTTTGACAAAAGAATCCCAATCCTTAAAGTCATTGGTCAAAGCCATTACAAGGCCCACATACTTGATAAATTCCACAGGGTGTTCCTGCTCATACTTCTGAACAGCTGTCATGTATTCACCTGTTTCAGGATTCTTGTAGATAGGTTTGGAAATACAGTCAAAGGCTTTCTGTCTCATTTCCTTATTAATCTCCAAATCTCCCATAAGTCCTTTGTCCTTCAGAAGAGAGTCTTTTAGCTTAGCTGCCTGCTTCTGCCTATCAGCTTTTGCCTGTTCTGCCTCTTTCTCAGCATCTTGGAGCAACTTGTCATACTTACTTTGGAAGAATTCCTTGTTACTCTGCAAAGCTTCCTTGGCATCTTCAATATCAGTGCCTGCATCAATGCTGCGTTTGGTAAGCTTGTCTGCTCTTTCCTTGGAGTAACCTTTATTCAAGAAGTCTTGGAAAATAACATTATATCTCAACTGCTCTCCTCGCTCATTCTCAGCTGTCAAATCAGCATCTTTGATACTGTTAATGTTATTCAGAGTTACCTCATACATCCTGATTTCATCAGGTTCTACTCCATTCTCAAGAGCCTTGGACACCCTCTGCTGTTTCTCATCAAGTCTTGCATTAACCTCTTTTTCAATGAGGTCACTAAGTGCCTCTGCACTGTCTGCCTTGTTAATAGTCTCAGAATCAAGGTTAGGGAAGATTCCATCCTCTGCCATAGCGTTGGCAATGGAAGAGTAGAAGTTTTCATCGGGAGAAGTGCCACCACCAGTATCATCGGTGGAACCTTCCTTTTCCTTTTCTTCTTTGTTCTTCTCACTACCTACGCTCTCTGGCTGCTTCTCCTCTTCCTCAAATAAGTCTTCTGGGTCTACAGTCTCAGTAGTTTTATTCTGCTCATCATCATTTTCATCACCAGATTTGTCTCCTCTGGTCTCTACTTCCTGCTCTCCAGGAGTAGGTTCTTCTGGTTCCATAAAGAGATTCTCAATCTCCTGTTCTCCCAGAATGTTGTCAAAACTTACACCTTCCATGTTATCCTTCTCTTT